CTTATTGGAAAAAATACACAAATACCAACAAGATAAAGGAAAAGCATTCTCATACTTTACGATTGCAGTTAGAAACTATTTAATCTTAAATAACAACTCTAATTATAAAAGATACAAAAGTACATCAAAGATTTCAGAGATGCCAGAGAATTGGAATCCTGAAAATGATTTCAAAGAAACACAACACAATGCAGAGTTCAAAATATTTAACGATAGGATGCTTCAATATTGGGATGAGAATCTAAATCGTATTTTTACAAAGAAAAGAGATATTCAAATTGCAGATTCTATTTTAGAGTTATTTCGTAGAGCAGAGTATATAGAAAGTTTCAATAAGAAGTCTTTATATCTTTTGGTAAGAGAAATGACAGGTCATAAAACACACTACATTACGAAGGTTGTGGCTAAAATGAAAGAAACACAAGTTAAGTTGTATGACCAGTTTTTAGATGATGGTGATATAATGGATGATGTAAATGACCCCTTTTGGGCAAAAACAATTAAAAGATAGTTAGAAGGTGGTCTTGTACCACCTTTTTTCTATGTATAATATTTATACTAAACAAAGAGTTATTATGGGTAATATTGATATGGATTTTGAAATCTTTAAGGGAAAATCTTTTTCTTCCCTATTAAAAGATATATACGAAAACCAACAAGGTAAAAAGAAAAACATTTCAGGTCTTATTGAGGAACTACGAAAACTAATTCGTAACCCACAGGATGCTATACAACTAACACCAATGATTACGCAGTTAATAAATGCGTCAATTAGTAACGATGACCATTTGGTTAAAATGGCTACGATTGCTCAAAGATTGATTCTTGCGGAAGGTAAGAGTAATGGTGAAGATGGTTGGTTAAGTGATGAGGATAGAAAGCAGTTAATGGAAGAAATTGAAGATACTGCAACAAAGATTGAGCAAAAGACTGATGATAAGTTAGAAGAAATAGAACAAGAATTAGAACAATTAAGACAGGGGATTAAATAAATGGCTGGGTTTGATTATCACAGAGGACATACCTCAACATCATCTGTAACATCTTATGGAAAAACGCATACTGAAAAGGCTGCTATTGTTCATAGTGTCATTACATCGTTTGATGATATTGATGATAATACCCTAAATCCAATAAATAAAGCATACGAAGAGTACCAATCGGATGATTATGTTACAAAAAATGCAAACATATATGGTGGTATTAAATTTAAATTTCCATCGGGTGCTGAATTAAATGAAAACAATTTACCAGTTGCTATACCATTAAACAAAAACAATTTATTGGTACCTGTAATTGGTGAGATGGTATTTGTTCAGCAAATATCTGGTATATGGTATTATACACTTACAAATTATAGTAACTCTGTTAATTTTAACACAAATCCATCTTTATTATCTCTTACAAAAAAAAATTCAAATGAAAATGATAGTTCTCAAACACAAGCATCACAAGTAAACGAAGTTGCAGCTACGGGTATTTCAAACTCAAATGAATCAAATGGTGCAATTAAAAAAACCATAAGAAAAGGATTTCAGGGCGATTATTTTAAGAGAGATTTAAAAATACATCAATTATCTTTAAGAGAAGGTGATAATGTTATACAAGGTAGATTTGGAAACTCAATTCGTTTGAGTGGATATTTACACGATGATAAAACAAATGGAATTTTTGACCCGGCTGTTATAATTCGTAATGGAGAATCGATTGATAATATGTCTAAAAAGATATATGATATAGTTGATGAAGATATTAATGAAGATGGAACATCATTACATATAACAAGTGGAAAATATGTTACAAAATATAAACCAGTAGTAAATTATTCAAAATCATCTCACAAATTTCCAAGTGAAGCGAAGGGAGACCAAATCGTAATAAATTCCGATAGAGTAACAATATCTTCAAAGGCAGAAGATTTATATTTGTTTTCTAAAAAGAAACTTTCTATATTTGCAAATGATGTAGTTAGTATAGATACTGATTCTATTGATTTTACTACACATAATGGTGATATGTATTTTACTGCAAAAAATAGAAATGATATGGTGTTTGAGGTTGAGAATGGTAAAATTATGTTAGGTGGTGGTAGTGTAAATCAACAAATGGTATTGGGTAATAAATTTACAAATTTAATTGCACAACTTATAGATGCTATAAATCAAATGCAAATAGCAACTCCATCAGGTCCGTCTGCCCCTGGTCCTATAAATAGACAGGCATTTACCGAAATAGGTAATCAGTTAAAGGATTGTCTTTCTAAAACAAATTATCTTATATAATGTCTTGGACTATTTTTAAATTAGAATTGGCATCCAAAATGGAAAACCCAAATTGGGATTCCGTTGAAGATTATGCCGATTTCTTTGTAAAAAAATATGATGAATGTGTTAAGCGTGGCTTTGATATAATTACAAAAAACACAGCAATAAAAGGTAATACTGAATTAATGAAATCTACTTTAATATTAGCTTTAATGCAAGGTACTAATTCAAAAAGTGAAGATTTCTATAACCAATCGCTTGCATTATATGGTAAAGCAATAATTTCGTATTGGGTTGGTGTTGAATTGGGAAAAATACCACCACTAATACCAGCACCAGGTACTATACTAAATCTATCAGTTGTTTCTAATACTGTAATAAATCCTGGCGTTTGGATAGAAACCCCAATACCAATTTTACCGTCTACAACTATAAATACATTTTTAGAAATTATTGTATTAGCTGCAAAAATACATTTAACAACAATTGGTGGCATATGTAATACAATATCACAATATCCACCCACCGCTCCTCCTGGACCAGGTATTTTGACTTGGCAAGGATACACTATAATAGAATAACCAAAAAACATATAACATATATTTATATAAGATAAACTACAATTTATTATGAATCAAACAGAATTAATTAAAGGTTTAGTTAAGGTTTTAAGAGAAGATATGAAAAAAACTCTTAAAGAAGAAATCCGCAAAGCGGTACGTGAGGTGTTAAACGAAGAATTGGAAACACCATCTAAACCACAAATAAAAGAAAATTACCAAGCAGTATCAAAGGATGATGGAAGTTGGGGAGAAATGAGATTTGATAAAAGAAGTGCAAATCCACATACTCCAAGAATTACACCTGATATGTTAGGATATGGTGATAACTCATTTGGTGAGGAATCAAATATGGCAGACCAATTTGGTGCTTCCGCAGGTGGACCATCGGTATTAGAGCAAGCAAGAATGATGGCACATAAGAATCCAGAGGGAGTTGATGTGTTGATGAAAGCAATGACAAGAGATTACTCACAATTAGTTAAGAAGTTTAATAAGAAATAATGGCATACGTTATACAGAAACCATTAATTATAGATACCCAAGACAAAAGTGTTGGTGTATCTCTTCCATTTACTGTTGGAAATAATGGATTCTTTGCTGTTACATATACCACAAAAGAACAAATAAAATCAGACCTTAAAAATTTGATTTTAACTAATAGAGGAGAAAGATTGGGAATACCAGATTTTGGATGTGATTTAAGAAAGGTTATATTTGAACAAGATGGACAAGATGCTTATGCATATATACAAGCCGAAATACAAGATTCAATTTCAACTTGGCTACCCTTTATAACAATAAATGGTATTAACATATCATCTAATGATGCATCAAAAGATAATAATAGAATAGATATTCAATTGGATTATACCTTATCATTTGCTGGTAACAATTCAAGAGACTCATTAAATATAACAGTATAATATGGCACTACTACCTACCGAAAAAAATTGGGGTAAAAACAATAAAGATATAAAATATCTTAATAGAGATTTTGCATCACTCCGTCAATCTCTTATTGAATTTACGAAAACATACTATGCTGATACGTTTAACGATTTTAATGAAGCATCGCCTGGTATGATGTTTTTGGAACAAGCTGCATTTGTTGGTGATGTTCTTTCTTATTATACAGATGCTCAATTAAAAGAATCATTTATTAATTTAGCTGGAAACTATAAAAACGTTTTAACTCAAGCACAAAATTTAGGATACAAACCAAAATTATCAAAGCCAGCAACAACAACTTTATCAGTTTATCAAACCGTTCCAAGTACAGGAAGTGGTATTAATAATAAACCTGATTATACTTATGCGTTGAAGATTAAACAGGGTATGCAAGTAAAATCTACTCTAAATACTAATTTGATTTTTACAACTACCGATGATGTAGATTTTAATGATGCAACTGATAGAGAGGTTAGTGTATTTCAAACAGATGGTGTTAAGCCACTATTATATCTTATAACAAAAAAAGTAAAAGCAATAAGCGCAGAATCAAAATCTGTAACGCAAGAGTTTTTTAGTTTTATAAAAAACCCAATCGTATCAATAAGTGATACTAACTTTATTGGAATAAGTAATGTGGTTGATAGCAATGGTAATAAATACTACGAAGTTCCTTATTTGGCGCAAGACATGATATATGTAAAAATACCAAATGTAGAATCAAACGACCCAACGTTATCACAATATAGAGAATCTGTACCATATTTATTAAAATTAATCCGCACACCTCGCAGATTTACAACAAAAGTAATGGATACTGGTGATATTGAATTACGTTTTGGTGGTGGTAGTGGGGATGTAAGTGATGAGATATTAATACCATCTACTAAAAATGTTGGTTTGGGTTTAAACAATTCAATTGATAAACTTGGTGAAACATTTGACCCAACACATTTTTTAAAAACATCAACATATGGTATAGCACCATCACAGACTACATTAACAATTAATTATTTATCTGGTGGTGGTATTTCGTCAAATGTACAAAGTGGTGATTTATCAACAATTAATTTAATTGAATTTGATGAAGATTTGATACAATATACACCAATATCATTACCACAATATAACCAATCAAAACAATCGGTAGCGGTTACTAATTTAGAACCAGCAGTAGGTGGAGCTGGTGGTGAAACTATTGAAGAAATTAGAGAAAACGCAATAGCAAACTATGGTTCTCAAAATAGAGCAGTAACTCGTAAAGATTACGAAATTAGAACACTTGCTATGGATGCTCAATTCGGTGGTGTTGCAAAAGTTTATGTAGCACAAGATACTGCATTGGATGATACAAAGGTACAATCGGTTTTAAGAGATGATACTGCTAGGCAACAATTTTTAAATTTAGTAAAATCATCAGTAGGTAAAAGTGATACGGAAATAGGTGACCAGATTGAAAGATATATTTTACAACAAAAATCTATAAACGCGGAGTTTAATAATCCATTTGCTATCAATATGTATCTTTTGGGATATGATGTTAATGGCAACCTCACCACACTAAATGATGCAGTTAGACAAAATCTAAAAACATATTTAGAAGAATATAGAATGTTGACAGATGCGGTTAATATGTTAGATGGATTTGTTATTAATATTGGTATAAACTATGAGATTACAGTATTTTCCAACTACAATAAACGAGAAGTTTTATTAAAAGCCAATCAAGCATTAATAAACTATTTTGATATTACAAAATGGCAAATGAACGAACCTATAAATTTAAGTGAGATTGAATTGGAAATAGCAAATATAGATGGTGTATCTTCCGTTCAAAATGTGGAAGTTGTAAATTTAAGAGGTAGTAATTATTCTACATACGCTTACAACATTAAAGAGGCAACTCGTAACAAAATGGTTTATCCATCTTTAGACCCTGCAATCTTTGAAATTAAATTTCCAAACACAGATATTAAAGGAAGAGCACTATAATGAACATATTTTACACAGCATCATCGGATGCAAGTATATACTTACAACAACCATACCAAAATACTGGTATTGATGAGATATTAGAAGTATCTAAACAATACTATGGTGATACAAAAGATATTGCTAGAACTTTAATAAAGTTTGATTTAACTGCCATATCTCGTAGTGTAGCTAGTGGTGAAATTCCATCCGGTTCTTTTACTGCATCGTTAGAATTAAAGTTAGCAGAAGCAAATGAAATACCCGCAACAATTACATTACAAGCATACCCAATCTCACAGAGTTGGGAAAATGGTACTGGTACTCGTTTTGATAAAATATCTACAAATGGTGTAACTTGGATTTATCGTAATGGTGATGATACAACATCTATATGGAATGATGATATAAATGGTATTACCGCATCTTTTACTGCTGGAACAACTGGTTCTTGGACTGGATATGGTGGTACTTGGCACACACAATCAGCTGATAGTAATACATACTCATATGAGTTAGGTGATGTAACTTTTGATATTACACAACAACTTCGTGTTTGGTTAAGTGGTAGTTATGCTAACAATGGCTTAATTATCAAATATAATTCAGAAGCAGAAGAAGATAGAGTTGATTATGGTTCTATAAAGTTTTTCTCAAAAGAAACAAATACCATCTACCAACCAAAATTAAAAATTAGTTGGCAAGAAACATCACCATCAACAGGTAGTTTAGCAGCTGTTGGTACTAGACAATATAGAGTTTATTCATCTAATTTAAAAAACCAATACAAGTTAGGACAAAAAGTACAAATAAAATTATTAGCGAGAGAGTTATATCCAATTAAACAATTTAACCCGATAACATCTGGAAATGTTTATCCAACATTTGAATATCAAACTGGATATAAATTACCAACAGAAAGTTATTATACTATAAAAGATACGATTACAAAAGAAACAATTGTACCATACGATGTAAATTCAAAAGTATTAGTAGGAACAGATAGTAATATCATTCGTCTAGACTTTACTAATTTTGCTTATGGTAGAGTATATAATCTAATGGTGAAAGTTGTTGAAGATTATAACGAAGAAGAATTTGAATTGGGTGATTTTGAAATAATCAAATAATGGCAATAGATAGAACAAATATAAATTATAGTGATAGCTTATCCGAAACACTATCAACTAAATTATATACCGATGACTTAAATAGTATTCAGGTTGAAAAATCTGTTGATACAAAGGTTACGGAATTAATTAAACCATTACCAACTCCAAATTTAGATTTAGTACCAAAGCCAATATATGATGCGGAGGTGGAATTAAATGCGGAATTAAATAGAGAAATTACAAATTTAAATACTGAAATAGCAGATTTAACAGAAAAATTAAATCAAAAAACTTCGGATAGTGGTTCATTGTACGTTTCAAACGATTTCCTTAAAATAACAAATGCAAATTTAGAAAACAATTTGGCAGCACAAAATAATATAGTTAGTGAATTGAGAACAGGATTATCAACTGCTATACAAAAATCAATTTCAGAAAATGCGGAACGAACGGGATTGGAAGCCGAAACATCTGGTCTAACCGCACAAAAAACTGCTTTATTAAAACAAATAGATACTTTAAATAATTTGGTAAAAGCGGCAGGTGCTTCATTGGAATCCGTTCAATCATCGTTAATTGATTCGCAACGGGCGTTAGCAGAAGCACAGACTTCAAATTCACAAGCGCAAGCTAGAGCAGCAGCTGAACAATCTATAAGAATACAATCGGAATTATCTAAAACAAAGAAAAAGAAAATTATTTGTAACGAACTATATAATCAAGGTTATTTACCACAGCACATTTGGAATGCGGATGAACGATATGGTAATATGATGTTTGATAAAGAACCAAAATTAGTATTAGGTTATATGATGTGGGCAAAGGATGTGGTTAAGTTTATGAAAGAAAAACCTAAATATACCAAATGGATTTATATGGTAGTTAAACCTTGGACGGAACATATGGCATATGAGATGCGTGAATTACCTAATGATAATTTTATAGGAAAAATTATTCATAATCTTGGTAAACAATATTGTTATTATGTATATAATCAAACAATGAGTAAAAGAAATTTAGCATACTAATAATGGCAATAAAAGATTTTAAAAATATCGAAAAAATAAATCAGGAGTTAGAGCAAACTGCTCAACTAATAAAACCTGCTGATTTAAATATATTTAAAACATCCGCTAAAAGTGTAGATGATTTTGGATTATCAAAAAATGATGCTATTGAGTTCCGTTTATATGATATTTCAAATAATCTATTAGAACAAACTAATGGTGTTAAAGTTAGATATATCCACAAAGATGAACTATTCAAATATTTAAAACAGTCATTAGATACAACAACTGGTGAAAAAATATTTGAAATTGATGTTGAGAAATTGGTATTTGACGCAGGATATGGAAATGGTGAGTTTAGAGTAAGTTTTGCATTTGTTAAAAACTATGTAGGAAACGAAAATAAAAAGAAAAGAGTTTGGATACATGAAGTATCACCATCACGAACTGAAATTAGAGTATTACCATTGTTAGGCTCCG